AGGTAAGATGCGTTCTAAGTACTTCTTTGCTGACCCTACTGTAATTGTTGCACCTCCTGAAAAAGAAATTGCACTCCCTACTGAAGATGTATGTTTTCTTCTGACCAGTCAGCAACTGGAGAAACTTAAGAAAGCAGCATCTGTTTATCAACTTCCTGATATCTCTGCTATTGGTGAGAATGGTGTAGTCAAATTAGTTGCACGTGATAAGAAGAATGATACTTCTAATGACTTCTCAATCATTGTTGGAGAAACCTCTGATAATTTTGTATTCAACTTCAAAGAAGAGAACTTGAAGATTGTTCCAGGAACATATGATGTTGTAGTGTCTTCTAAACTCCTGTCTCGTTTTACTAATCAGAACATTGATGTGACCTATTACATTGCTCTTGAACCTGATAGCAATTTTGGTTGATGAGAAACTGGTACTCTGTCTATAATAACCTTCCTGATACTGAGAAAGACAAGATTGCTATTCTCAGGGTAATGGAGTGTACTAATGGTGTTATTCAACATGCATTTAGAGATAATGCTGAACATGCTCTTCCTCTTGATGAGACAAGAGCAGCAATGAAGTTCAGCATGTCTTGCATGAAGAATATGGAAATTCCTCTCAAGGAAGAAACAATCACCTTTGAACCTGAGACTCAAGAGTTGATGAAGGAGGCAAGAAGACTTTATGTGAGTGGAGTCAAGCAGGGCAATGCTGAAGACTTTGAGGAATTCATGGAGATTTCTAAGGCAACAGCAAAGACCTGTGGTATAGTAAGGTTGGTGAAAGCAAAGCAGATCCTAGAGGAAAATGTTGATGCTATCCCATCCAGCACATTAAATTGGGGGTTATCATACTTATGTCAGTTTCTAGACTAAAGACTCCATTTGATGTTACTATGAGAGTTGTAGGTAGTGCTCTTGTGATCACTGCCTATTTTATTGTCCTTCATGTGAGTGTTCCTGTAGGAGTAGTTCTTCATTTTTTTGCAGATCTCATTTCAGTTCCTTACTTTATTAGGACAAAATCTTGGGATGTAGTTATAATGCTAACATTCCTATTGATGATATCATTATCTAAATTGCTATGAATATCTTTGTAACTTCATCTGATCCTTGGGAGTCTGCTCAAGTTTTACCTGACAAGCATATTGTCAAGATGCCATTAGAGACCTGTCAGATGCTTGCTATTGTATGCTCTGACAAATGGGGTCATGGGTTTGGCACTCTTCCTAAAGCAGATGGAACTCCATACACAACTGAGAAGGGTGCATTTCGTAATCACCCTTGCACTATTTGGGCTAATGAGTTTGTAATGAACTGGCAGTGGCTCCTACATCATGGATTTGGTCTCTGTCAAGAATATGCATCAAGGTATGGAAAGGTGCATACTTGTTTCAATACTTTATTAGTTGCAAGGGAAATACTCCCTACTGGAGACCCTACAGGTAGGTCTGGTAAAGATACTACACCCTTTGTCAGAGCAATGCCTGATGAGTTCAAACTAGATGATAGCATCTCAACCTTTGATGCATACAAAATGTACATTGGATCTAAACCATGGGTGAAAGATAACTATCTTCGCCTTCCACATCGTAAACCTGAATGGGTATGACTGAAATCTTAAAAGGAAAAGTAAAAACAGTTTATTCGACTGATGACCACCAAGAGGTGTTGATTCAGTATGAAGATTGTGTAACTGCTGGTAATGGTCAGATGATTGATTACCCAAAAGGAAAGGGTACTATCTGTTGTCTTATGTCAGCAATGTTGTTTGAGTATCTGGAGAGGAACTCAATCAGAACTCACTTTATTGACTGTCCTTCATTAGATACCATGAAGTGTAAGAAACTGGAGATTGTTCCTGTAGAAGTTATCTGCAGAAACATTGCAGCAGGTTCTATTGTGAGAACCACCAATCTCAAAGAAGGTATGGTTATTCAACCACCTATTGTTGAATTTTTTCTCAAAGACGACACAAAGAATGATCCACTCCTCACACCAGATCGTGTGAGGTTGATGGGTATTAATACACAACCATTGATTGAGAAAACACTTGACATTAATGGGTTACTTCAACAACTCTTCTTGATGTGTGGTGTTGATCTAGTTGACTTTAAACTAGAGTTTGGGTATGACGCCCATGGTGATCTCTATGTTGCTGATGAACTCTCACCAGATAACATGAGGTTGTGGAGTAGGGGAAAAGGAGAAAGATTTGATAAGGACTTGTTCCGTAAGGGAGAAGGTGATATAGTAGAAGCCTACAAGATTATTCTGACAAAACTGAGACAATTTGTATGAGTCGTAATGAGTTTATTTGGGTAGAGAAGTATCGCCCAAAAACAATTGAGGAATGTATTCTTCCAGAGAGTACAAAGAAAACATTCAAAGATTTCTTAGCAAAGGGTGAGGTTCCAAATCTTCTTCTTTCTGGACCTCCAGGATGTGGTAAGACTACAGTAGCAAAAGCATTATGTCAGGAACTAGGAGCAGATTATTATGTCATCAATGGGTCAGATGAGGGGAGATTTCTTGATACAGTCAGGAACAACGCCAAGAACTTCGCTTCAACTGTATCGTTATCTTCTGAGGCAAAACACAAAGTCATCATCATTGATGAGGCTGACAACACCACCCCAGATGTACAACTCTGCCTTAGGGCGTTTACAGAGGAGTTTATTAGCAACTGCAGGTTCATCTTCACCTGCAATTACAAAAATAAAATCATTCAACCTCTCCACTCTAGATGCTCCGTCGTTGACTTCTCTATCAGAGGTAAAGAAAGACAAGAACTTGCAGCGAAGTTTTTCAACCGTCTCAGGTCTATACTTGAGAAAGAAGTTGTGGAATATGATCCAAAAGTTTTAGTAGAACTTATTCAAAAACACTTTCCTGATTGGAGACGTGTTCTCAATGAGTTGCAGAGATACTCAGTTAGTGGTAAAATAGATAGTGGTATCCTTGCAACCTTCAGCAATGTAAAGACAGATGATCTTTTCAAAACTCTCAAAGGTAAAGACTATTCTCAGGTCAGAAAGTGGGTCGTTGATAATCTGGACAACGATCCTACTGTACTTTTGCGCAGCATTTACGATGCTCTTTATATACACTTGGCAGGTCCTGGGATTGCTGCTGCTGTGCTTATTATTGCTAAGTATCAGTATCAAAGTTCTTTCGTCGCAGACCAAGAAATAAATATGCTTGCCTGTCTAACTGAGATCATGGTGGAGTGTGAGTTTAAGTAGTATGGATGTTCCAGAGGCACCAGTTGGTTCTAAAGTTGATAAGTGGGGGTTTACAATTAAACCAACTATTACTGATGATGAATTGATTTTGATTTGTCTGAATAATGCCCCTTGTGGTACTGACAGAAAACAAGTGAACAAAGTTATTAAATTGTATGAAACTAGAGGTAATTAAATGAATGTAAAAGTATTGCGTATGAATACTGGTGAAGAGGTCATCTTCACTTTGATTGAGGAGGATGATACTTGCATCCAGGTTCAGAATCCTCTTGTTGCTGTCCCCAGTCAACAAGGACAGGTTGGGTTTGTTCCTTGGTCTTATCTTTCAAAAGAAGATGAAGTCATTAGTGTTCCAAGGGAGTATATTGTTTATGTAATTGAAGCGAGAGATGAGATTGTAGAGAACTATGAGAAGATCTTCTCTCCAATTCAAACTACTAGCAAGAAACTCATCTTGTGATGAAATCACATAAAACTCCTTTGAGATATCCAGGAGGAAAGTCACGTGCATGTAAGAAGATTGGTCCTTACATTCCTGATCTTCGTGAATTTGGTGAGTTCAGAGAACCATTTATTGGGGGTGGTAGCGTATCTTTGCATGTGACTAAGAAGTATCCCACTGTTAGTATTTGGGTAAATGATCTATACACTCCTCTAGTCAATTTCTGGAAGCAACTCCAGAATGATGGAGTTGCCATGAGGGAAAAACTTCTTGAATTGAAGTATAAGAACTGTAACCCTGATGCAGCAAAGGGTTTATTTCTTTCAGCAAAAGAGTACCTAGAAGGTGATGGTGATGATGTCTTCTGGAGAGCAATTTCATTCTATGTGGTGAACAAGTGCTCCTTTTCAGGTCTGACTGAGAGTTCTTCATTCTCTAAAGCAGCATCAGAAGGTAACTTTTCTATCAGAGGAATTGAAAAACTTCCTGGGTATTCAGAACTTATCAAGAGCTGGAAGATTACTAATCTCAGTTATGAACAACTTTTAGATGAGCAGTCTGAAAGGAAAGCATTTGTATATCTTGACCCACCCTATGATATCAAGGATAATATCTATGGGAAGAAGGGCAGTATGCATAGGGGATTTGATCATGATCTTTTTGCTAAAACTTGTAATGAAACTAATCTGAATCAACTTATTAGTTACAATTCAGATCAACTTGTTAAGGATAGATTCTCTGGTTGGAATACAGCAGAGTTTGATCATACATATACTATGCGTTCTGTTGGTGAGTATATGAGAGAACAGAAGAGCAGAAAGGAACTACTACTTTTTAATTATGAAGTGTCAAGTGACATTGTTTAAAGCAGGAACAGTCTTCAAAGAAGAAGTGATTGCTACAGATTATCAGGATGCTAAGAAGGTTGCCCTGGCTCGCAATCCTGATGCTACTATTGTTGGTGTAACTGCTATATTTTGATATGGAACTGAAAGACTGGTTGAACTCAATTAATTTTAATAAAGTTAATCTGATTAAAGATGAACCACATCTAGCAAAAGAGTATCCTTCTTTTATTGTTAATAGATGTATGTCTGGTCATCTTGATTGCATTCTTTTTGCTAGTGAGATGAATAAGTATCACTTTTTAGACAAGGATATGCAATATGAGTTTTATATAAATATTCTGAGGAAAAGGAAGAGATTCTCTCCTTGGATTCGCAAAGATAAGGTCACTGACTTAGATTGCGTAAAACAATACTATGGTTATAGTAATGAAAAAGCATCTCAAGCATTGAAAATTTTATCATATGAACAAATCGAATTCATTAAACAAAGACTTGATACTGGTGGTACAAAATGACACAAACTCCTGAGCCACAGGTTAATTGGTCTCAAAATAAAATGATTGAGATCAAATTAAATGAACCTGATGATTTTTTAAAGGTGAGAGAAACTCTGACTAGAATTGGTGTAGCATCTAGAAAAGAAAAGAAACTTTACCAATCTTGTCATATCTTACATAAGCAGGGCAAGTATTACATAGTCCACTTTAAGGAACTTTTTGCTCTTGATGGTAAGTACGCTAACATTACTATTAATGATGTTCAGCGTAGAAATCGTATTACTCGTCTTCTTGTTGATTGGGGATTGATTAATGTTGTTCTGGAAGATGAAATTATTGACATTGCACCTTTGAACCAAATTAAAGTTCTTCCTTATAGAGATAAGAGTGAATGGACTTTGGAACAGAAGTATAATATTGGTAAGAAGAATACTGTAAAGGATGGTAAACCTGAATAAATAAGACTGAGACTCTTTTCGTGCGGTCTCTACAAAAGTCGGAAACCCCTAAAAGAGGTAGTGATTTCATCACTATCTCTTTTTTCTTTTCTAGTATAAATAATAAGTGAATGCCTTCGGGATTCACACAATCAAATCTCGCTTATTCAAGGAGAAGTACATGGCCAATCTCATGAAGTACAATGCTGCCGACCTGGACAAATTCATGGACAGGATCAACCGCAACACAATTGGAATGGATGACTATATTGATAGAATCCTAAGAGGTCAAGAAACATCAAACTATCCTCCATACAACCTCATCCAAGTTAGTGAAACTGAATCACAACTAGAGTTAGCTTTGGCAGGATTTACACCAGAAGAAGTTAATGTCTACACAGAAGAAGGAAAACTTTTCGTTGAAGGAAAACGAGAAGAATCCACAGAGAAACCAACATATGTCCATAGAGGAGTGGCTGCAAGATCTTTCACCAGAGCTTGGACACTGGCAGAGGATACGGAAGTTGGATCAGTTAAATTTGAGAATGGGCTCTTAACAGTCTCTATGAATAGGATTGTTCCAGAACATCATCAGCGTAAGAATTGGTTCTAAATAGTTGATATCGTCGCCGCAGGGGTTCTATGGCAAAAACCATAGACACCCCTCTTTTTTTGTGCTATGATACTGACAGCATGGAGTTTGTATGTCTGAAAAGAAAAACACCAAAAAAGATAGTAAAGGTCGTGAAGAGGAATGGAGTTGGGAAGAAACTCCTGAAGCAAAAGCAGCAATTGCTCAATTACATAACACAATTAGTAAGTTAGAAGCAAAAGCCCCTGATTATGGAGTAGGTAAATGAAAGAACTTAAGTTGATTATTCTGACTAATAGTCAGTTAATTCTTACACAAATTGAAGAAGTTGCTACAGAACTTGGAGATCCAGATTGTAAATTGATTGAGCCATTTATTCTCAATGAATCTACTCTTGAGTTGAGTCCTTGGTTGGTCAATTTGACTGCTCAGAATACCTTTATGATTCACTCAGATAAGATCTTGACTATCACAGATCCTAATAGTAAACTGATAAAGAAGTATGAAGACCTGGTGAAGGAATGAAGTTTTACACCAACGTTCAGGTGATTGGTAATAATGTCCTGGTTCGTGGTTTTGAGAATGGAAAGAATTTCACTGCTAGGGAAGAGTACCAACCAACTCTCTATGTTAAGTCAAGGAAAGAGGGTAAGTGGAAAACTCTTGAAGGTGATAATGTAGAACCTATTCAACCAGGAACAGTCAGGGATTGTAGAGATTTTTATAAAAGGTATGGTGATGTAGAAGGGTTCCCCATTTATGGAAATGAGAGGTATGTATACCAATACATCTCAGATAAGTACCCAGAGGAAGAGATAAAGTTTGACATCAAGAAGATAAACTTGGTGACTATGGATATTGAGGTTCAGGCAGAGGATGGGTTTCCTGACCCTGAATCCTGCTCTGAGGAGATGTTAACCATCTCTATTCAAGATTACAGCACAAAGAAGATCACAACTTGGGGAAGGCACCAGTATGTTCCTTCACAGAATAATGTAACCTATCATCAATTCAGTGATGAAGTTGAGATGTTGAATGCATTCCTTTATTGGTGGTCCAATAATACTCCTGATGTGATTACAGGATGGAATGTGAGACTATATGATATTCCATACTTGTGTGGAAGGATTGGTAGGATCATGGGTCCAAAGAAGGTAAAGGAATTGTCTCCTTGGGGGATGGTAAATCATGATGAGGTTACCATTACAGGAAGGATGTATAATGTGTTTGACATTGTTGGTCTAACCACACTAGATTACCTCGATCTGTATAAGAAGTTTACCTATGTAAATCGTGAGTCATACAGACTAGACTTTATTGCAGAAACTGAACTAGGTCAGAAGAAACTAGACCACAGTGAGTTTGATACTTTCAAAGACTTCTATAAAGGTAACTGGAAGAAGTTTGTAGACTACAACATCATTGACGTGGAACTGGTAGACAAATTGGAGGAGAAACTCAAACTAATTGAACTGGCAATCACAATGGCATATGATGCTAAAGTCAACTATGTTGATGTGATGTATCAAGTAAGGATGTGGGATACTATTATCTACAACTACTTGAAGAGAAGAAATATTGTTATTCCTCAGAAGGATAAAAGTGAGAAGAGTGATAAGTTTGCTGGTGCTTATGTAAAGGAACCAAAACCTGGTGTCTATGACTGGGTAGCATCCTTTGACCTTAACTCACTATACCCTCACCTGATGATGCAATACAACATTTCACCAGAGACATTGATGGATGAGAGGCACCCATCAGTAACTGTGAATAAGATTTTGGATGAGTCACTTAACTTTGAAATGTATAAAGATTATGCAGTATGTGCCAATGGTGCAATGTATCGTAAGGATGTGAAAGGGTTTCTCCCTGAACTTATGGAGAAGATGTACATTGAAAGAAAAGCATTTAAAGGTAAGATGCTGCAAAGTAAACAGAAGTTGGTTGATATTGAATCTGAAATGAAGAAGAGAGGACTATGAAAGATAAAAAACTTATAGGTGCAGTTATAATTGTCCTTGTATTACCTTTGATGCTTATGTTGATATGGAATGCTGTCATACCAAGTATTTTTGGATTACCAACTTTGGGATACTGGTCTGCAATGGGATTGTATCTAGTTTGTAGTTTATTATTTAAATCATGAAACACGAAATCCCCGATGAGATTAGAAAGAGCTGCTTTGATTGCTTTAGAAGTTTGAACCAAGCAGAGCGAGCAGTTGTTATGTTTGGTGATGAAGCATACCGTGAATCATTAGACCTTGACAATGATGATGCTGAGTGTTGGAAGATACCCAGTGGAGAGTCAACAACCTTTGTTGGTTGGAACCCTATGTGTATCCCAACAATGGATTACATAGTATGGAAACTAAAACGTCTTGAACAAATTGCTAAAGGTGAAATCATTGGATAAGTTATCTAAAGATGAGATGAGATCTAAGATCAAAGAATTCTCTACACTTCTTAAAAGTCAAAGAGAACACTGGGATGAAGAAAACAAACAAGGATTCACATATTCTTGTGATCTGATCTCACAATCACTCATTACACTATACATTCGTTTAGGAAGAGACTGATGGACTATAAGACTTCTGGTGTTGACATTATCAAGGGTAGATCCTTTGTAGAGTATATCAAAGCACTAGCACCTAACATTGGTGGGTTCAATGGAATGATGGAAGTGCCATCAGGATATGAGAAACCTGTGCTGGTA